TGCCGTTGAGCACCGTGGCAAGCATCAAGGACACCATGCCGTAGGAGGTCTTGGTGGCCTCGGCGCCGCCGTCGAAATACTCGGTCGTCTTCTCGATGGGGCCGACCTTCTTGGTCTGGGACTTCACGCGGGCTCCGAGGTCGATGTCGGCGGCCAACGGCGCGGAGAGCGCCCGGGCGGCGAGTTCACAGGTGGCGGCGACGATCTCGCCGGGCAGGTCCGGCAGGGAATACCCGGCCTCATCCTTGGCGTTCGAGCGCGGCCACATCAGGCCCTGCACCCGGCCGCGACGTTCGCCGCGGTAGAAGGGCCCGAACGTGGCGTCGAGATAGGCCGAGGCCTCCCGCGCCGCGCCCTCCTTCTGGGCGTCCGTGGCTGCATCCCAGGTGGTGGCGAGCGTCATGTGCGTCCGCTTGGCCCAATAGGCCGAAACCGCAGCGATGGTCGCATAGGCTTCGGCGCCAGCGACGCCGGATCCGGTTTCGACGGTCAGGCTCACGGCGTCACCCCTCGGATCACGAAGGCCTTGCCCTCAAGCTCGCGCGTCGCCGTGCCGCCGGGCGCGGTCAGGACGAGGTCGTAGACCATTTCGAGCACATCGCCGGGATCGCTGCCCTGGGCGCCCCAGAGCAGGTCTTCCGCGCTGTTGAGATCGCCCAGCGCTTGGGTCTGGGTCGAGGTCATGGAGAGCGTCACGGTCGAGCCGCTGATCGAGATAGAGCCGCCGCTCGCATCGCTTCCGGTCGAGAGCAGCGCGTCGGCGTCGGCGCCCAGGTCGCGCTTCAGCGAGGCCTTGGCCGTGTAGCCGGTCAGGGTCACCGGAGCCCCGGCGCTGTCCAGCTTCTGCCAGGCGAAGGACCACGTCTCGCCCTGGCGGATCGTGAGATCGTGGCGCAGGGTCATGGCTTACTCGTCGTCGCCCTTGTCGGAGAGCCCTTCAAGGGCCACGGGCGCGCCGGTCTCAGTCGGCCGGTCGGCCTTGTTTTTGACCTTGGCGGGCTTGGCCGAGCCGTCGCCGACGTAGCCCTCAGCGATCAGGCCGGGCAGCGCGCTTTCGGGAACGTCCGAAGCGTCATCGCCGGCCGCGAGATGGATCGGGTCGACCCCGTTGTGAGAATAGGTGAAGGCCTTAAGCGCTTTCATGGCGGGCTCCTACTTGCCCAGCAGGGCGGGGTTCACGGTCGGCCGGCTGTGGTCGTAGCGGGCTTCGATCTCGGCCGCGGTCGGCGGGTTATCGCGTGGCTCGAACCGGACCTGGGCCGCGCCGTCGACAACGTCGATCAGCACATGGTCGAAGTCGTAGCCGTAGACGTTGAGCACGCCCTCGTCGGCGGGCTCGTCGATGGTGTCGAGCAGGCTGGTCCGGTCGGCGAACCCGAGCTCGATGCCGCGGGCGGCGGCGAACCCGAGCCAGAACTCCAGGCACCCCCTGCCCTTCTCGGCCTGGTGCGAGTTCGCATAGCTGAAGTCGCAGCCGAACAGGCTGATCTTCGTCGCGCCCATGAAGATGGCGTAGGCGGCGGCATAGGCGGCCGTCCCGTTGAAGTAGGCCATGCCCAGGCTGTTGATCACGTCCTGCAGCGGGAACTCGCGCAGGGCCGGATAGTCGGGATGGGCCCGGCTGGTGATGACCGGGACCGGGCTCGTCTTGAGCCAGTCCACCATGACCGCGATGTTGCTCTGCGGCGCGGCGGCGGCGCGAAGCTCCTGCACCCGGATATCGTCCATGTGGAAGACGAGGTCGCATTGGACCACGTCGCCCATGGCGTTGATGGCCCAGACCTGGTCTGCGAACCGCCGGCGCCCTCCGAGGCGCTTGCAGAGGTCCATGTACTGCTCAGCCGAGGGGCCCAGGCCCAGGATCACGACGTGGCCGGGGCCGGGCACGTCGTGGGCGCAGGGCGGCGCTTCCCAGGTGAGATCGACGGGCTGCAGCTTGGCGGCTCGGTCTCGGTTCTGCAGACGGTTGAAGCCGGCCTCGGTGAAGACGTCGAGATTGGCGCGGTGGAACTCCCCGACGATGGTGCGACCGATGATCTCGCCGACCGGCGATGTCGCGTCCTGTTGCCCCCAGATCGCCTCACCGTGAAAGCCTGCAGACTTTAACAGGGCGAGGAACTCCTCCAGCCGGTAGTGCCGATGGTGGAAGGCGTACTCCGGCCGCCAGGGGAACACCTCCTCGTTCGGCACGCTGGCCAGCAGGATCGGCGCGGCCTCACAGGCGGCTATCAGGACCGGCAGCGGGTCGGCGAGGTGCTCGATGACCTCAAAGCAAACCGCGGCGTCGGCCTCGGGCAGGAAGATGCGCTCCAGCGGCCCGGCCACGAACTCGATGCTCGGGTGAGCGAAGTGCGCCTTGGCGTGGGCGATGGTCTCTTCGTCGATATCGACCGCGAAGACACGGTGGCCGGCGTCGGCCAGGATCTTGGCGCCGTAGCCGATGCCGCAACCGAGGTCGATCACATAGCTGTTCGGGGCCAGGGTCTTGGCCGCCCAGTCATAGCGCGCGGTGTGGTCCTCGCGCACGTCCTCTCGCCGGGTCGCAACCTGGCGCTCGCCGCTCTTGAGCATGGAAACCTTCGGGGGAGAATTTGGGGGAGATCGGGGCGCCCGCGCCAGCGTGAACCGGCGCGGGCTCGACGTGCCGGGGTCTCCCCCGAGCACCCGGTCGTCGATTAGGTCGCCACCGGAGCGTGGCGCGGGTTGGCCATCAGCACGGTCGCAGCCACGGGTGGGCCGGCGGTGATGGTCGAGACCAGCTTGGCCTGGACGTAGCGCTTCTTGCCGCGATAGCCGAGGCGCTTGGAGACGTTCTTGTTCGACCCCGAGGTGCGCGGGGTGCCGGCCGCGATGCCCGCCAGCGCTTCGGTGCCGATCAGGTCGGCGTCGGCGATGGAGGTCATGGCGCCGGTCGTGTCGCCGTGGAAGACGGTCGGGGTGATCGTCGCGTTGGTCGCGGTGATCGTGCCGTAGTCGAACTCGAACTCGACGCTCTCGAAGCCCGCGGTGTCCACGATGACGCCGGTCTTGCCGGTGCCAGTGGTGCCGATGGCCACCGGAGAGATGGACCGCTTGCGGCGGATGTTGTTGTGAAGGTCGTACATGGTGTTGGCCCTCCTGGGCCGCGCATGATGTGAAGGGACGAGTGAGGACCGGCGCGAGGCCGGCCCCCGTCAGCGCGTCAGGCCTAGGCCGAACATTTGAGTTTTCGCACGGCTTCCGGCAAGACAACTTGTCCACCGAGACGCTTGCGCATCACGAAGCGGATGTTGCCCGAGGTCGCCTGGGTGTAGGGATCGCGGAGCATCTCCATCACGATGCGGTCGACCAGCACGTAGAAGCGCCGGAAGTCGCCGTAGGCGATGGGATAGAGGTTCGCGCCCTCCGACGGCATGTCCGGCACTTCCACATAGGGATCGCCGTCGATGGTGTTCGGGCGGCCTTGGGCGATGCCGGGCATCCAGATGTACTGGCCCTGGCCGTCCTTGAGCTTCCGCACCGAACCGATGGTGGTGCGGTTCATCACCCACGACGCATTGCGGGTGTAGGCGGTCTTGATGCCGTGCTTCAGGCCGATCAGGCCGTTCGCCTGACCACTGGCGTCGGCGATGGTCGCCGCGGAGCCGGAGTTGGTCTCGGACACGTTGGAGTTGGTCAGCCACCCTTCGGGCTTGCCGACACCGGTGCCGGAGACCACGGCGGCGCCCTCGGCGACAGCGAACTGCTCCGAGGCCTCCATGTTGATCTCGTCGTTCATGTTGAACGCCGAGTCCTCCAGCATCTGGTTCGAGATATCGACCAGGGCGTACATCTCGTGGGTCGGGATTTCCTCCAGGCCATAGGTCAGGCCCGTGGTTTCCGACTTCGTTCCTTGTTCGGCCACCCATTGGGCGGAGAACTGGCCGGTGCGCTTCGGCCACTGCACCGACTTGGACGTGGTGCTGTAGGTGCGGACCAGCTGGCGAACCGGGCTGATTTCGGTGACGCCCTTGATGATCTCGCGGACGTACTCGATGGGGGCCAGGTAGCCGCCGGCGGTGTCAGTGGAGACCGAGAGCGCCTTGGCTTCCGCGGCGACCTCGTCGAACACCTTCTTGACCTCGGAGTCGAGGTTCATGACGCCGACGGTGTTGGCCAGATAGACGCCCTTAAGCCAGAGGCTGGTGCGGGCGGCCTTGGCCTCGTCGTTGGAGCCCTGGCCGGTGCGGCGCAGGGTGGTCGCCAGCTGGTCGAACTGCTCCTTCAGCTCGTCCAGCGCCTTCTTGTTGCCGTCGAGGGCGCCGAGCTTCTGGTTGAGGCCCTCGTACTGGTCGAGGGTGCGGTCGATCTTGGCGAGCTTCTCTTCCAGCAGCGGGTCGGCCGAGCCCTTCTTGGCGATTTCAGCCAGGCGGGCGTCGTTGGCCTCCTTGTACTGCTCGAAGGCGGTCATCACCGGGGCGACGGCCTTCTTGACCTCGCCGACGATATCGGTGGAGTCGTCCTTCCGCTCCATGCGGGCGGTTTGGTTACGCATGAGTTTGGCCCTCCTGGGCCTCGTTGTGGGGGGTGTGGGGGTTCGGATCGCCTAGGCGCGGATGCGCTGGGCGAAGTCCTCGAAGACGGACCGGATGGCCGTCATGTCTCCCGCAGACACCTCGTCACGAGGCCCTTGATCGGGGGCCCCGGCGTCGCGCCGGAACCAGGTCTTGAAGCCGGACACGGCCTTCACCGCATCCGCGCGCGAGAGCCCTTCGTCACGAAGGGTCGCCTCAAGGTCGCGCCAATCCTGCGCCGTGAAGTCCTGGGCGGTCTTCACGGTCGAGACGGTGGCCCGCTCGTTCATCGGGAACGTCACAACGCTCCCCTCGTACAAATCGAGCTCAATCAGCTTCCGCACGTTGGAGCTGCGGTCATACTCGTCGACGACCGTCTTGTAGCCGATGCTGGTGCTGTCGAGAGCGCCCGCCCGCATCAGTTCGTAGGTCTCGCGGCCGTCCTGGGTGCCGAGCAGTAGCCGACCCTTGGCGCGAAGGCCCTTCTGATCTTCCACCATATCGGTCCAGACGCCGCACGGGCGTCGGACGTCATGGAACAGCAGCATCTTGACCTTGGCCGCCGGGCGCCTCTGCAGCGACTTCGTGAAGGCGCCGGGCATAACCATGTCTCGGCCGAGGTCGACATTGCCGAACGTCGAGAGGTAGCACTCGAACTCGCCCTCGGCTGAGAGCTCCTTCAGGTCCAGTTCCAGAGCCGCGCCCATGGCGCCACGGAAGAGGCTGGCCCCTTCCTTCGTCTCAATCTTCCGCATCGGGTGCGTCCTCTAAGCTGGGGTCAGCCGGCGGCGTCGCGGCGTCGATCTGGTCTTGTTCGGCTCGGGCGGCGGCTTCGGCGGCGGCGCTCAGGAGGCCGTCGAGGGTGGTTCCTTCATCGACCAGGCCGACGCTGTGGAGGTAGCGGAACAGCGCCACCGACAGGCTCGGGTCCTTCTCGACGGCCACCACGAGGGCGTTCAGGACGGCGGCGTCGATCTTGCCGACGGCCTCGGGTTCCCGGTCGCCATACTGCAGGGCCTCGCGGGCCTCGCGGTCGTCGATCAGGCCCTTGTCGTAGAGCTCGACGATGGACTTCCGCTTCGCCTCGCGGCGCGGCTCCAGTGCCGAGACGCCGTCGAGATCGGCTTCCAGGCTCAGGCCCTCGCCGAACATCGGGCAGAGCCAGGCGTTGAGCGCGTCGGTCGAACGGTCGTGAAGCGGAAGGACGGTGTCCTCGTAGAGCTCCAGCTTCGCCTCGCGGATGTTGTTGTAGGTCGACTGGCCGGGGATCACGAGGATATGCGGCACGCCAGCGGCGAGGCAGATGTCTCGGCCGGCGTCATCCTTGCCTGCAGCGAAGTCCATATCGCGCGGGCTGATGCCCATCTCGAGCCAGTCCACCAGACCGCCGAAGACGAGCGGCTTGCCCGCCTTGCTCGGGCCGACGTGCGAGGCGTCCAGCTTCTTGCGGGCGGCCTCGATCACTTCCGGCGGGGCCGATTGCATGGCGCCGGTCACTGGGTCCTTGATCGGCTGGAAGACCAGGGCGCCGGAGGGGCGGGCTCCGTTGTCAAGCAGGGCCTTGTTGTGCGCCCCGGCGGCGTTGTGCCGGTCGATGCCATAGGCGGCGGGCTCCATGCTGCCCAGGCCGTACCAGTCGTTGAGCGGGTTGAACTCCTTGACGTGGGGGATCGGCCCCTGACCGG